CTCGTCATCGTCGTCCTCCTCGCGCGTGCGGCGCGGCGGCGGAATGGTGGCGGCGGGCGGCGCGGGGTCGGTCGCGCGGTGCTTCTCGGGGTCGTGATCCAGCGCCAGGCGCTTGCCGCTGATGTACGCGACCGCGCCGCAGACCTGGCAGCGCGGCAACTCGGTGGAATCGAGTGGGCCGGTGTACGCCGGCAGCTTGGGCAACAGGTCGCCCGCGCGGACGGTGTCGTCGGTCACGTGAGCCTCGGTCGCTCTACTGTCATCCCGCGAAACGGGTTCTCCCCCCGATACAGGTAGTCGCGCCCCGGCCACCATCGACCACGAGAGAATCGTCGCCGCCACGCCCGCAGCGCGAGCACCTTGGCGCGCGCCCGCGACCGACACCGGACGTACAGCACGTCGCGCTCGTCGTACGACGGGCCGCTCCCGTCATCGAGAATCTGATCTACGTAAGTGTAGATCGGAGAGCAGACGAGCCAGACCAGCGCGCGCGCTATCATGCCGTGATCCCGTGCTTCGCGGCCATCTTGTGCACCTTGCCCGCCTTGTACCCAGCGCGCCGCGCGAGCCGCTCGACCTGTTCACGATCACGGAAGACCGTCGAGACCTGCAGGTAGTCGCGGTCGCTGTCGGCGCGCTGGCCCGCGAGGTGGGCGTCCTTCATCGCGCCATCGGCCGCGTACAGCAGTTCGTGGACGTTCCCGCCGCTCTCCCGCAGGCGCGCAACGAGGCGGCGCTCGCGCTTCTCGTCGAACAGTGTCGCCTGATGGCCCCACCGGGCGGCGCTGTACCCGAAGACCAGGGCGGCAAGCGCGCGGTGGAACTGCGCGCGGGCCTCGCGGTTGTTGCTCCGCTCGCGCACCTCGGCGAGGGCGGTCGTTAGCGCGCCGTCGATCCACCCGACGATGCCCTTGATGGTACGCGGGACCGGGACCAACGCCGTGCCGTTCCCCCCCGCAGGGGGGGTAGGGGGGGTAGTGGTACCTTCTACATCTACCTCTACATCTACCTCTTTCGTAGCTACGCCCGTAGCTACGGTAGCACTACCGTAGCTCGGTTCTTTGGGCTCGCCGAGTGCGACGACGTGCGCTTGAAGTGCCGGGCAGTTCCGAAACCACTCGCCCTTCTGGTGATGGGCGCGAAAGGTGTCGTGTCGTTGGCGCCCCACTGCCAACGAACCTGCTTCGACGGCCAGGAGCTCGGCATCAGGCACCGCCACCCGCAGATCACTCAGCCGCGCCCACGGGTTCTTCGAGAACCCGATCTTGATGAGATCGCGCGCCCGCACGTAGTAGACGTAGCCGCGCGTCTCCGCCCTCGCGACCCCGCTCTCGCGATAGGCCTTGAGTCGGTAGGTCATGTAGTTGAGCACAAGATAGCCACCATCGACCCGGACCAACCGGCGACCATCGAACGCAGGGCTCCGACTCTCGGACTCGGGTTCCCCAAGTCGTGCGAGCGCCGCCAATCCATCAGCCGGTCGCAAGCCGGGGGCTTTGGTCGCCGCGAAACCCGCGCGGCGCACAATACCGACCCCCGCCGCCTCAACCAGTCCATACGAGCCAGGGGGCACCAACCATCCGCTAGGCTTGCCGCTGCTCACCTCCAACTGTGCGAGTTCGTCGGCGATCTCTCGCGGCACAGCCATGAGCAGCGCCGTGAGAAAAACATCCCGCGCCTCACGATCAAGCCAGAGCGACGAGTCGAGGATCGCGCAGTCCAGTTTAACGAATGGCATACGACCTCAACGCGAATGCGCCTGCCCGCTGGTGGCTACCCCCACCCCGCCGCGAGGCGAGGATGGGCACCAGGGACAGGCGCACAAGGTCACGTGGAACTGGCGGGTAGCGGCGCCAGTGGGGAACGGTGTCAGCGCGCGCGCGCGCGCGCAAGGGGGAGTGGTGCGGCGCGCACCTACGCAGCGATCACGGAACCGCAGGGCTCCCGCCCTCCGTCGCCTCTCGTGATGCGGTCGCGGCTGCGCTTGGCTCGCCCGTCGTGGCGCGGAGTCTCGACTTACAACCGGCGGCAGCATGGAGCCATCCCGCCGCACCACTCGTCGGTCGATCACGTCTTGCGCTTCTTGGGTCGGTCGGTGTTCAGGGCGATGCGCCGTAGCGACGTCGGGATGCCCGTGAAGTTGCGGCACATGAGGAGGCTATTGAGCCGCCGCAGCTCGCGCCGAATGTCCATGAGCACCGCGATCGTCCCCACGCGATCCCACGTGATTGACCCATCTGCGTCGGCGACGGTCCACTCCACCTCTCTCCGCTGGCGATCAACCACGGCGCCCTCCAGCCTTGCGGGCCGCCGCTTCGAGATCAAGCGCCGCGCGCGTGTAGTCCTGGACCGTCTGCAGGTCGTCCAGTCCGCGCCGCCACTTGTCGCGGACGGTGTGCGGGACGCGTTCGTCGGCCAGCAGCTCGCCCACGCGGGCGCGCGCCTGCTCGATCGGCGACAGCTCGCGGCGGGTGTCGCTGACCATGTCGTTGGTCTGCTCGGGCGGCTCGTCCATGGTGTCGCGCGGGACGCCGCCCGGATCGATTGCCTTCGGCCCGTTCTGGTCGGCGTCCTGCGCCGCGCCCTGGGCCGCCTCGTCGAACGCGTCCAGCGCCGCGCGGGCGAACGCGAGCACGCCGGGATGGACGTCATCGCCCGCCTCTGACTTCGTGACCCACAACTGGAAGTACCCGCGCCCCATCTGGCGCACGGTCTTGCCCGGCTGCTCGTCGGTCGCCTTGCCCTTCCCAAACGGCATCGCCGTGTCGAGTGTGACCGCCACCGCACCGACGCCGCCCTCGCCGCGATCACCCGCGCCCGCCGCGATCGTGTCGCCCCTGAAGGGGGTCACGTCCAGCTCCTCGGGATCGTAGACCCCCGCCATCGGCTCGAAGCCGATCGACTTGAGTCCGGCGGTGATCACGCGCGAGCGGTACATCGCCTTGGGATACCGCTTCCAATTGTCTTTGTTGACGAGGCCCGCGTTACGCGCATCGGCGTCGGTGAACGACTCGGTGTGCTCGTCGCCGTTGGGGTGGCGCAGCTTGAGCACCGCGCCCTTGTCGTCGAGCCGCTCAAAGATCGCGCGGCCGCCCGCGCGCTTGAAGAGGCCGAGTTGCAGGTCGGCCGCGACGACCGGCTTCCCGTCGACGATGCCGATGGACCGGACGCTTGCCATCGGGCCGAGCCCCATTTCCCGGCCGGTGAGGATCAGCGCGAACGCCTGCTGTGGGGTCTTGATCGCCTTCGGCAGGAACCCCGACTGATAGAGCAGATCCGCCAGGCGCAGCGCGGCCTCGACGTCGAGCGCGCGATCGCGGCGCGGCTCGATCGCGGGCACCTCGGCGACCTCGACGCGCGCCGCCACGGCGGTTCCCGGAGCGGGGGTGTCGGTGACAACGGCAGGCACAGTCATCGGGCAGCTCCCTTCGGTGAGGTGGTAGCGACCTCAGTCGCGCGCGGTCCGCGACCGTACTTCTTGGTGAACAGGATCAGCGCGACGCGCAGGATATCGACGCGCCGCGTAAACCCCCGCCGGCGCCCGACCGCAAACGCCTCGCGGGCGACCAGGGCCGGCGCTTCAACCGTGAGCGTTTTCATGGGTACAACCTAACCGCCCCGGCCGGTGAAGCCTACCCCACAACCTTACCGTTCCCATCGCACCGGAAACCCAGGTTCTACCTATGGTTTCTGGGGGTCTTGAATGTTGCTACCCCCTTTCCTTACTATACTAGCGTGGTTGGTTGAGTCACAGACCGCACGCCCGGCGGGCGCGGCCGTCGCAAGGTGTCGAAGTAGATCGCGCAGGACCGGGGGCGACACATCGGTCGCCCCGGCGACAGGGAGCTACCCCTTGGAGGTACACGCACCATGACGACGATCATGCAGACCCCGGCGACGGTGATGGATGAGCAGGCCGTCGCGCTCTCGCAGCAGGTGAACCGCATCGCCGAGGCGGCCACCGACATGCGCGGCAACATCGCGGCCGTCCGCGCCGAACTGGTGCCCGGCGACCTCGGCACCGTGGCCCCGTTCAACCGCGTCCGCTTGTTGATCGGCGGGCGCAACGGCGCGGTGCCGGTGCTGCCGAACGAGAATGCGCACGTCCAGCTCGCGCAGCGCATCGTGCCCGGCGCGGCGCGGTGGACCGAGTACTACCGCTTCATGATGCAGGAGTATCCCGACCTCGCCGTGACCAACATCAACGCGTGGCTCGCGCGGGCGAACGAGACCCGCCTCCTGCGGTTGCTCAAGCCGATCACCGCTGACGACGAGACACGCCTCGGTGCGGCGGGCGCGGCCTACACCCTGCGCGCTGTCCTCGGCCCCACCTACCGGCCGATCGACAACGCGGGGCTCCTCAACTTCATCCTTCCCACGGCCCAGGCACACGGGCTGCGGGTCAAGGAATGGAACCTCGACGAGAAGCGATTCAACGTCCGCTTCGTCGGCCGCGAGCGGCCGGTGCAGGATATCGTCGCCGAGGTCCGCGACCGACCGCGAGACGAAGATCTCCTGCAGGAGGAAGTCGCCCGCGAGCAGGGGCGCACCGGCGCGCTGACGTCCTGGGTCGTGAGCCAGGGCATCACCGCGCTCGCGCGGCGCGGGGTGGAGGACGGCACGATGGCGTACGACCGCAAGGTCGAGCTGGAGCGTCTCGGGTGGGACATCATCGAGAACGGCGCGGTGAAGCTCGCGCGCGAGGCGTCGAAGAACTGACCCGATCAATCGGCAGCGGGGGCCAGCACACCGGCCCCCGCTCACCCCCTGCTACCGGAGGCGCAGCGACATGAAGACCCCGACGTGGTTCCGCCTGCTGGTCGGCGAGTATTGGGATCAGCGCAGCTTCAACCCATACCTCGCCGACCGCCCGCTACGCGCCGCGTACAACGCGTGGCTCGTCGTGCTCTGGCGGCCATTCCTCTGCGCGACGCTCGGCCACAACATGACCGTGCACCTCGACGGGTATCTCGACGCCGAGCACCTTGATCGCTGCATCTGGTGCAACCGCTGCCACCAAGGCGCCGACGAGAGCCCCGACGTCGTGCGCGACGCGCTCCTCGCGGTCGCTCGCCGCGCGGTCGCGGCGGCCGAGTCCCGCGATCTGACTAACGCGACGACGGGCGGCGTGGAGAACGCAGTCGCCGCAGCGCGTGCTGACTGGCGCAGTTCGATCTTCCCGTTCGACACCTGCACGATCGAGTACTGCCCACACTACTTGGTCAGCCCGACCTCGCAGCGTACCGGCGAATGCGCGCAGTGCCGCGCGCTCGGCCACCCCTGCCGCAACGGCGTGCGTGGCGAGCGCAACGATGAGCTCGTCTGCGTCTGTCCCGACTGCATGGGCGATCGGTGCGACGCAGCCGAGTATCTCGGCGGTGTCCGGTGACGCGCCGCACCTACATCGTCCAGACCCTCGCGGCCTCTGTGCGCGACCTCCGGCCAGTGCTCACCCCGGTCCCGATCGCCGACGCCGCACCGGACGGCCTACTCGGCTGGCTCGACACCGTGAACGGCCAGCACGTCAGCCGCGCGTGGTTGAGCGACGTCACGCGGCGCGCATGGGGAGAACGGGTCACGGCGGCGACGCTCGCGCGGCGCTTCGAGCAGGCGCACTTGCGGTCGCCGCTCATCTACGCCATGGCGATCCGTGCGGGGCACGTCGGGTACGCCCTCAGCAACGGGCTCACCATTCGGGAGATCACCGACGTCGCCGATGCGGGGCGCAAGACGATCTACGGGCTCCTGCTCAGTCATCAGCGCCAGCTCGACGTGGGCGACCTGATCGAGCGGGCACGGCGCAGCGACCCCCTGTGGCTCGCGCGCGCCGTCGTGCGACCCTTGATCGAGTTGGTGCCGGCGGTGGCCTGGTGGTATCCGCGTGTGCTACGCCGGGGGGTCGCATGAACCGCCCGGCGTGGCTCCTTCTGGCACCGGATGCGCGGCCGTGTCACCGCGCCTAACGACAGGGAGCTACCCCCCCATGCCGAAGATTGCCTACATCGAGAAGCGGTTCGGCGCGGCCGCGCTCGCCATGATCGAGCAGGCTAACGCGATCATCACCGAGTACCAGGCGCAAGGCTTCTCGCTCACGCTGCGCCAGGTGTACTACCAGTTCGTCAGCCGCGATCTGCTGGCCAACCGGCAGAGCGAATACAAGCGGCTCGGCGACGTGATCAACGACGCGCGCCTCGCGGGCCTGATCGACTGGACCGCGATCGAGGACCGCACCCGCTACCTGCGCGACCTCGCGCATTGGGACTCGCCGGAGTCGATCGTCGCGGCGTGCGCGGCACAGTTCCGGCGGTCGCGATGGGAGGATCAGGATACTGCCGTCGAGGTGTGGATTGAGAAAGACGCCCTGGTCGGCGTCATCGAGCCGGTCTGCGAGGAACTCGACGTGCCATTCTTCTCCTGTCGGGGCTACACCTCGCAGTCTGAAATGTGGGTCGCGTCGCAGCGATTCCTCCGGCGCGCGAAGCGGGCACTAATCCCGCGCGAAGGTCAGCGCACGCTCGTCCTCCACTTCGGGGACCACGATCCGAGCGGCATCGACATGAGCCGCGACATTGAGGACCGCATCCGGCTGTTCATGGGCGGGCGCGAGGGGCACTTCCAGATCAAGCGCATTGCCCTCAACATGGATCAGGTCGAGGAATACGCGCCGCCACCGAACCCGGCGAAGCTGACCGACTCGCGCGCGCAGGGGTACATCGCCGAGCACGGCGACGAGTCGTGGGAGCTCGACGCGCTCGAACCGCGTGCGATCGTGGCGCTGATCCGCGACGAGGTCGAGGCGGTGCTGGATAGCGAGCGGTGGCAGGCCATCGAGAAGAACGAACAGGAAGCGCGCCACCAGCTCACCGCGATCAGCGAGCGGTGGGACGTAGTGATTGAGCACATCAACGAGGAGGAGGAGTGACATGGTCCGCGTCCTGCTACTCTTGGCGGTCGTCCTCGTGACCGGCTGCGTCGGCGCGCTGGAACCACCGCCGACCGCCGCCCCTGCGTTCGCCGTGCTACGCCTCGCCTGCGATTTCGCGACCGTCTGGACCGTGCGCGATTCGCTCTGGCTTCTGCCAGCGGCCTACGATTTCCGCGCCGCCACGGGCGCTACGCTGCTCATCCGCTGGTCGCCGACGATCTCGACGGGGACAACGGCGCAGCTCGCGGCGGGCGACACCTTACAACTCGCGTGCGCGGGCGACGCCCCTATTTCGAGCGACCCATGAACGACCACTTCCCCGACCGCGTCGCGCGTGAGGTCTTCCAGCGCCGCCAAGACGAGGTCCGCGAGCGCGACCCCCTCACCGGACCGCGCGGGTGCGTCGCGATCGCCGCCCTGGCCGCGTTCATGGTCGCCCTCGGTGCGGTGATCGCCTGGCGACTCGCCCACCCCGCCCCATAAACCCCGCCTGAGCGCGTCAACGGCCCTACCCGCGCCCCACTGGCCGGGTAGGGCCGTTCGTGTCTCTGCGCCGCCCTAGGGCCGCAGGGCGGCCCCTCTACGGCGTCGTCAGCGTCACCCCACCGACCGCCCCCGCCCCACAGCCCCCCATCGTACACCCCCAGCCCACCGCGACCCCTAAGCGCAGCGGGAGGCCGAACAGCGCGAGCTGACGGCGCTCGCGCACAAGCAGGCTGTCGCCGTCCGCGCGCCACTCGATCCCGCCATGCCTCCACCGCAGCCGGTACTCGCCCCGCCATGCCTCCCCGTCACTCAAAGTGCCGTGCTGCACGAGGTTGCGCCCCGACACTTGACCCCCCACCAGCAGCAGGAGCCGGGGTGTTGCACGTGCAACACCCCCCGTCGTGTCGGGCTGGCTGTCGGGCGGGGGAACGGGCACAGCCGCGACACAGAAGCGGGCGGCGATCGGGTCCGTGCCCGGCGGGGACGTCTCGATCACGCGCGGGGCGACGTCGGCCCAGGCGAGCCGGTGGACGAGCGAGCTGCGTGCCGGTGGCAGGTCGCGCCGCGCCTCGGCGACCGTCACGACGCGCCGCACAAGGACCGTGTGCTCGACCGGCGCGGGGCACCACTCGACGACTAGGGCGACGACGAGTACGACCCCCAGCAGCGCGAGGGCGAGCGGACGCGGGAGCGTCACTTGATCTCGATCCACAGCTCGTCCTCCGCGCGCCCGCGCCCCACCATGACGTCCCCGTCCGGGGTCGCGATGACAACCGGGGCCAGGCGGTCGAGGATAGCCGGGAAGACGACGGTGTCGAAGGTCACCGTGCTCTCGTACAGCCGATCGTCGCCCACGCGCTTCCCGACGAGGATGCAGCCGAGGGTGTGCGCGGGGATGACGCCCGCGTGAATCCGGATGCCCGTGAACCCCGGCACGTCGAGCACGCGGGGGCGCAGCGCCTTGAACTTCTGCGACCAGTCCACGGTTACGCGATACGTGCCAACCGGGATCGCCGTCAGGCCGTAGACCTTCTTGCCCTCGTCGACGTCGGGCGTCGCGGGGTCGTCGACGCGCACCGGATCTTCGAGCGTGAAGCACAGATGCGCGTCGTGCTCGTCGGCCAGCTTGCCGATCGTGCTGAGCACCGTACTCGGCCGGCGCGTCAGGAGCCAGAGGTACTTCATCGCCGCACCACGGCGCGCAGGCCGCAGAGCCGCGCAGCGGTCGTGTCCGCGAGCCCGCGCCGGCCAAGCCCGACCCGACAGGCGATGCGGTTGAGCGAGTCGAGGGCGAGGGTGTCGAGCCGTGCCCAAGCGAGCGAGTCGAGGGTGCGACCGATCGCCAGCACTTCCCCGTCCCCCACCACGGCGCGGCCGTTCTCAATCGCGGAGAGCCGGTCACGCGTCATCGTCGGCCACTGTGCGCGTAGCACCTTCGCGAAACTGTCCTGCGTGATGCCCACCGCCGCCCGGTAGCCCACGAGACCGCGACCCAACGTCTGCGCCAGCGTGAGCTGCGTGGGGAGCTGCGTGGCGCCCGCGAGGCCGATCACGAACAACGCGAGCAGGATGAGCCAGCAGCGGGGGGCCTTCATGCAGTCTCCGCGAATAGGTTGGTCTGCGCCGCCGCGTCCGCGATCCGCCGCCGGGCAATCTCCAATCATGGCGTCGCCTTCGCTTTCAGAAACGGCAGTCGATCGAGCACGTTCCCGAGCCCGAGGAATCGGAGCGCCGCCTCGGTCTGCCCCGGCGCGAGGAAGGCCACCCCGACCAGCAGCATCGCCGCAGCGGGGATGAACGCCACCAGGTCGCCGAGCGCCATGCTCGCTTCAGACTTCACCAGCCGGTCGCCGAGCACCTGCTGCGCGCGATACGCCCACACAAAGCCGAGGCCCGTGAATGGGATCCCAAGCAGGAAGTTGCGGATCGCGCCGACCCAAAAGCGCGCCGTCGGGCTCACCCCTTCGTTGCGCTCCCGCCGCGCGAGGCTGGTGTCCTCGATCGCTCGCAAGATGCGTGTCCCCGACGTGCGTGGAATCGCCCCAGGCTGGTCTGTCATCGGTGCCCTCGCGACGCCCGTTCCTTGCGCGCCATGACGCGTCCATGAATCTGCTCCACCAGCGGCACGATCGCGCGGGGCCGATCAAGCTGTTCCATGCCGGTCATTCCTTCTCCTGGCGATCTATGCGTTCGAGTCGGCTCATGGCCACCTCCCCTTTGGTCATGTAGGCCCGGAGTTCGCGAACCAGTTCGGGTATGATTGCCACGTCTGCCGCAATTTTCGCCAGTATCGCCATCTGCTCGCGATGCCCGTTTCCAGGTCGGCCGTTGCGAAAGTGTTGGGCGAGCCAGCCGATGACGATCCCGGCCGAACTGGCAATCGTGACGATGCCGACCGTCTCCGTCATGGGCCCCTCACAGCTCCTCCACCAAGGCAACGGGCATGGTATCCCGCCCGAAACTGGCCCGCTCCAACGGCGATAGCTCACGCTGCACCGCCAGGAATCGACGGCGGTGCGCGTGGGTTGTGTCCTCGGGATCGTACACGAACAGCAATTGTCCGTGCAGCCCTTCACGCCGCTGCAGTTCGAACAGGTTGGCGAGCGCCTCATCCTCCAGCAGCTCGCCGAGGGTGAAGGTGACGTGCCGCCGCCCCCGCCGCCGATCATAGATCGCGGCACCGCCATCGGTCACCTTGCGCTGCGTCTCCGTCTCCCATCCAAGCCGCGCTCCATACTGCATATTGATCGTCGCCTGATAGCCGCCCGCGATGACGACGCGACCAACCTGTACGTAGCCTGCGGGGTTCCCGGTGTCGGTGATCTCTGTCCGCCAGTAGCGTGCGGTCTGATCCGCCGTGGCGACGTGCATCGCGGTCTTCACGTAACCATCATAGTTCTCTGCCGTCATCCCCGCCGGCCAGGCGTTGAACGTGCCGGAGTCGTACACGAGCGTTGTGTATCCAGCATCCGAGTATCCACGGAACCGCACGGTCGCCGCTGAGCTGAAATTGTGCTCAACTAGCGCCAGCACGCGCACCGCGCGTGCCACGCCAAGGTCGCAGTCGAACTTCGTCGAGGCGGCGAGTGCGTCGGTCGAGCGTGCGACCTTGATCAACTCGCGCGCTTGCAGGTTCGCGAGCGGCAACGCGGCAAGCCATGAGCCAGCAGAGAGCACCGGGCTGTACGTCGGCCCGAAGGCGTCACTGTAAATCGGCGTTCCGAGAATGCAGTTCCAGGCATTCGCCATCTATGCCGCCCGTCGCTGCCAGCACCGAACGTAGTCCACCTGAAGCGTTCCCACCGTTGTCGCCGCGACTTCCTTGCCAATCCGCGCCACAGGCTGCAAGGCGAGCGCCGCGACCTGACTCATGTTGAACGTGGTCGCGCTAGCCACCCGCGTACCGTTGAGATAGAACCGCACGGCGGCCGTGCTCTCGACGACAATTCTACCGATGGCCCACGCGTTCGCCGCCAGCGTCACCCCGGTCGCGACCTGGCTCGTCTCGTTGACGGTGTCATCCGTCTCGACTGTGATCGCGCCGGAGCCGTCCGCGCGGAACCAGATGGACTCGGCGATAGTGTTCACCGCCGCGTTGTGGTTCCCGCAGAGCCCGAGCACGGCGACGACCGAGCCGGTCGGCAGCGTAGTGAAGCGGAACCGGAACTCGATGACAAGGCCCTGATTGAGTATCCACGGACGGTCATCGCCCCAATCAATGCCCGCGACTTGGATCTCGTTGGTCGCGTCGAGCGCGAGAACAGCGACGGCGTTGGCGGTGTTCCGTACAACCGTTTCAGTCGCCGCGCCGGCGTCGCGCGTGAGCCATGCCTTGAAGTCGCTGGTCGTCGTGCCCATCAAGAAGTCATCATAGAAGCTGACCGGCGCGATCACCCTCACGGCCTCGCCCGTGGCGCTCTCCTCGTAGAACAGCACGTTGTCCAACCACTGCGCCCGAATCGTCATGTCAGCCCCATAGCGTCAGGTTGACTTCGCGTTTCGCCGGGTCCGGTTCGACGCCGATCACCACAAGATTGCGGCCACTCGACAAGTTGAATCGCGTATGCGTCAGGTTGAGTTCGCCGCTCAGGTTGAGCCCGTCCGTCTCGTCGGTCAGGGCAATCCCGAGCTCGAACACGTCGCGGTCCACGCCCCGCAACGCCTGCCGCGCCGTGGCCTCGCTCTGCGCGTTGGCTGCCACCGCGAGCAGTGTTTCCTCGACGATCTGGCCCGCGAGTGGGTGCTTCGTCGGCACGGCCGCGTCCTCGGCCAGCGCCTCGCGCCACTCCTTCGCCAGTTCCGCGCGGCGGGCATCCGTCACCCCGCCCGCAAGGTCCGTGGTCTGCACGGCGTAGAACCGACCATACCGCACGATGGACCGAAAGACCGGGATGCCGCGCGCCGCATCCCGCGCCGGCACCCGTTCCAGCCGGAGCACCTGGTTCTCGCCGACGGCGAGCCCGCCACCCGTCGGCGCGACGAACCGTTTGAGGCGCAGGATGCCCGTCGCATCCGGTCCCCACCACGCCCGCGCGCTCTGCGCGAGTTGATCCAGCACGGCCGCAATCGTCGTTTCCTCAGACCAGAACCCACCACAGACCGCCGTCAGGAGCACGTCGAGCGCCGCGAGATCGTCGCTGTTCCATTGCGTGATCGGGTAGCCCCGCGTCTGCAGCGCGCGGGCAAAGACTTGGGCCACGGTGCGATCGGCGGCCGTCAGCCCTTCCGTCACGTCCGTCGTGACGAGCCCGGCTGGGGTCGCCCCGAGACGGACGTAGCCACCGGCGAGATAGACCTTGGCCTCGCCGGGCGTCGGGGCCAAGCTGTCGTCCTTCAGCTCGAACTCGTCCGCATACATGCGGTACGCGTTCGCGAGGCCGTACTTCGAGGCATCACCGACGATGAGCCAGCCACCCGTGCCGTAGGTGAGATGGTAGATGTAGGTGCTGCCGAATCCCGGCGAGGCACTGGTCCAGTTGATGCCGTCCGGCGACGTGATCATGGTGCCCGTCTGGCCCACGGTAAGGAATTGCCCGTCCGCAAAGGCGACGCGATAGAGGTTCGTCGCGACGCCCGTGAGTCGCTGGATCGCCCAGGTGGAGCCGTCCACGCTGGTGATCACCACGCCGCCATCGCCAACGCCGACGAAGAGCCCGACACCGCCAACGGCTTGCCCGTAGCAGACCGAGCGCACGACGGCCCCGCCGAAGCTGTTGGTGCGGCTGGTCCACGTGATCCCGTCCGGCGACGTGATGAGGTAACCTCCCGAGCACCCACCGACGAACAGGCCCGCCCCGAAGCTCAATCCGTTGATGTCGTTGCCGCCCGAATTCGAGGTCCGCGCGGTCCACGTCACCCCGTCGGGCGACGAGGCGCAGACCCCCGTCACGGCGCCGTAGACGAACACCGCTGCATCCTCCGACCACGCGCAGTCAATGATCCGCTGCGCCGTGCCGCTCGTGCGGCTCGTCCACGTCACGCCGTCTGGCGACGTAATGAGGGTGCCGCTGGTGCCAGCGGCCACATACAGCCCGAGCGTCGGCGAGTAGGCAACCGTGAACCACTTGATTAAGTTCTGGTTGATCGTGGCGCTGGATCGCGGCGTCCACGTGACGCCATCGGGCGAAGTGGAGATGCGGCCGACCAGTGCCGTAGTGTCGTAGCCGACCACCACATACTGCCCGCCGCCGAAGCGGCAAGCCCACACCTCGTGGAAGTTCGCGAACGTCGAAGCCGTCGGCCACGATCCACTGTAGAGGCGGATGCCCTTGTCGTAGACCGCGTCCACGCTCGCGATCGGCCAGTCGTGCACCTGGTAGATCAACTTCGCCGGATCGACCAGCACCGCCGGCACATTCTTCACGACCCCGAGCGTGAGCGGCCGGGGTTTGCCGGTGAGGTCGCTCCCGCCTTCCAGCCCGCCCGTGCCCGCATACTTCCGGTCCTGGAACGGCACGGTGAGCGCGAGCATCTGGTCCCGGACCCGGATCGTCACGCGCTCGCGCGTCACCTCGCACGTCTCCATGACGCCGCGCGTGATCGCCGGGAACCCGCTCGGATAGGCCGCGCTCACCGTCCCCCGACGCACCGTGAACTCCTGACCGTCGAAGCCGTAGGTCTGCAACGCGTCGAGCGCGCCGTCCGCGTTGTTCAGCACGATCTCGCCGACCGACTGCTGCGAGCGGCCGAAGGTCGCGCCGTCGCGGAACATCGAGCGCCGGAGTACGGCGGGTTGCACCAGGCGCGGCAGGTACGTCGCGTTCGCGGGCGTCTCGGCTGGTCCCGTGATATGCCCCTCGCCGCTGGCGTAGCGCAGGACGCGCGGCGAGCCGATCGTAGGATCGTAGACCGTCAACTCGACGAGGTAGAGGTCCATGTCAGTTGAGATTCACGCTGGCGAAGGACCGCCTGAACTCATCGCGCAACCCGCGCAGCTCGTCGATCGTCTCGCGCTGCACGGTCGTCAACTCGGTGAAACCGGCGACCAGCACGTCGGTCTGTGTGTTCATGATCGGGCCGATGTACTCGGTAAGGCCGGTCTCAATGCCGAGCAACGCGTCGAGCTGTTGCTGTGCCTCGGTGCGCTGCGCCTCAAACATCGTCGCGACGGTGTCAATCGCCTCCTGCACGGCGGCGAAGTCGCGTTGATAGGCGACCCCACTCGCGAACATCATCCGCGAGGCATCAAGGAACGTGCGCGCGACCTCCGGCAGCCGGCCCGCCGCGGCCTGGTCGCCGGTCATCGCCTGCTGCAGCACCGCCTCGTACTGCCGCCGCGCCTCGGCATAGCGCGCAGTCGGAGACACCGAGGCGTCGAGCCGCAACGACGCTCCGAAGCCGCGTAGCGCGTCGATCGTGCCCGTCAGACTCGCGATCTGTCCACGCAGCACATCCGCCGCACGCTGCACCGCTTCCATGCCGTGCACTTCGCGCAGCCGTGCGAGATAAGTCGCGTCGGCCCCGTCCCGCACGGCCTGTTCATACTCGCGCTGCTGCTCCAGCGCGAGCGCGAACGCGTCGGCTTCCTCATTCCGGCCCTGCGCGATCAATGCCCGGAGTTCAAGGTCCTCGGCCGCCTCGCGTCGGCGGTCGGCGAACTCCCGGCGGAGGCGGTCGGCCTCCGCCTGTTCGAGCGCGTCGAGTTCCGCAAGCCGGCGCGAGAGCTCTACCGTCGTGCCATAGAGCTCGCGCGCTCGCTCGCGCAGGACCTCGAACTGGCTGGCGCTCGCCACAAGCTCGCGGTCGAGGCCGGCGAGCGCGCGCAGCGCGACCTCCCATCCGAAGATCGCCTGCCCCCGGGACGTGACCCCCGTCTGGACGCGCGTACTCTCGATCTCGTATCCGAACTGCCCTAGCCCGCGGACGAATTCTTGACGCGCCTGGCGCAGCGCGCGCTCGGCCGCCGCCGCTTGTTCAGCCGCCTCCGACGAGCCTAACAGCATATCGGCCAGCGTCGAGAACGCACCGATCGCGAAGCCAATCGGCCCAGTCAATCCAAGGCCAGCAACGCCGCCCAACAGGTCGCCGCCGAGGATCGTCGTCACCGAGCTGAGGTAGTTCTGCAGTGACGTGAGGCTGTCGCCGCCATCCTTCCAGGGCGCGCCCTGCGCTTGAGCATTTCGCAGCTTCTCGGTCACGTCGATCACCTTCGTCATCGACGCTTCTAGATCGCGCTGCGCGTCGATCTGCTTCTGTGTCGCCGCGACGTTAGCGTTCGCTGTTTCCTGCCACGTCTCACGCTGTTCTCGCAATGACTGCTGCTGCGCTCCAAGCAAGTCGTTGAACTGATCCATGGCCCGGCGATGAGCATCGCTCAGCTTCTTTTCGGCGGTCGTCCCGTCCGTCACAGCGCGTAGCGTCCGCGCCGCCGCCGCCGCGGACGCCGCTCCGGCCTGCGCCATAGCCTGCACACTAGCCGCGCGCAACCTGTCAATGTCGCTCGTGAGTTTGTTGATCTCATCCGCCCGGCGTCGCAACGCGGCCCGCCACTGCGCTTCGGTTTCCCCCGCGCCCGTGGCTGGTCCTTGCTCGGAGAGACGCTGGAACTCCGCCACTCGCCGGTCACGCGATGCGCGCTTCGCCTCCTCCATCATTGCCATCGTCGGCTGAATTGTGAGGATCAAGCCCTGCATCGCGTCCGCGACCAGCGCGATCGCGTTCGCCACCGTCTGCGCCATGCCCGGCGTCTGGCCGAACGTTTCGAGGAAGTTGCCCCACTCCACGCGCAGGTCGTGGATGGCGCCGGTGAGCCCCGTATGCGCACCCCCGGCGAGCCCGCCGACCTTAGCCTGCAACGCGTCGAGGATCGCCGTCTGAGCGCGCCGCACATCGCCATGCCGGATCGCATCGCGCACCGCCGCGCGTTCCGCCTCACTCAATGCGATGCCCTGGCGCGTGAGCAGTTGCATCCCTCGGATGGGGTCTTCCAGGGCGCGTCCGAGGCTGCGGGCTGCCCCGCTGAGGTCGTCGCCCGTGAGTGTCGCTAGGTCGGCGCTCAACCGCAGCGCGCGATCGAAGACCACTCCGACGACGTTACCGAAGGTGGCGAGGCGCGCGGCGGCGTTCTTGATTTCCTCGTCGTCGAACAGGGTATTGCGGCTCATCGTCGTCGCCAACTCATTCAGCTGCTGTGCTGTGAATCCGCTCGCGTTGCCCGTCGCGCGCAGCACGCCAGCGAGGCGGACTTGGGCGAGTTCGGCTTCGCGGGTGGCACTCGCCACGGCATCGAACGCGGCAAGGAAGGTGCGGGCGCTGAGGTAGGCGGCGAGGCCCGCGAAGGCGCTCTTGAGCCCGCTGGCGGTGCCCTCGCCCTTCGCTTTCAGGCGGTCGAACGACGCGCCGGCGCGGGCGGTGCCCGTGACGACACCGCTCTCGTCGATCCTCAGTTCAAGGCTTGCGAGATTGAGCCCGCCCGGCATGCCGTTGTCGCTCCTCTCGGTCACGCGCCATCGTCATGCGGGCGACGGCGTCCATCGTCATCAACGCCTGCACTTCATGCGGTCGAGGCCGCCGATCGGTGAGCTGTGACCACGCCTCGATCTCACGGTACGTCAGCGGGTCGGCCCCCGCGAACCCCGCGCTGCGGGTCATCGCCAGCTCGACGTACCAACCCCACAGATACGCCAGCACGTCGGGCGGGGCGTCCGGAACTTCGGCCAACTTCGCGGCGGCGGTCGTGGCCCCGAGTCGTGCCGCCGCCGCCAAGTGCTCGCGCTCGCTGTGCCCGCCCTCGACACCGCGCATCATCTGCGTCGTCGCGCGAACGTACTCGATCAGCTCAGCGAGCTCGTCTTGAAAAAACCCGCGTGGTCGTTCTGCGCGTCCTCGACCTGGGCCAGCAGCCACGGCACCGCGTCGAGGATGGCGTGCACGTTCTCCGTCGTGCAGGGCACGGCCTGATCGCCGTCCATGATCCCGTCCCACGCGGTCACACAGCCCCCCGCGAGCTCGACCTGATTGTAGCGCAGGACATTCCCGGTCAGCCCGCGCCGCGCGGTCTTCGCGGCCCGATCGCGCTGCGCCTCCTGCACCCGGCGGTAGCGGTGCGAGTACGTTCCGGCGACGGTGATCGTGACTGGGACCTGCTCCCCGTCGCGCTCGAAGACCATCGGCTCCCCGCGCTCGTCGCGCACGTGGACGACGACCCCCTCATCTTCGCGGCTCGCGACATCCGCCGCCTTCCGCCAGTTCATGCCACCCATGATACCCTCATATCAGGTCCGCGCCCCGCCGTGGCACGCCTGGCGGGCGACTTGCGTCACCGCACCAGCACGAACGGGGACGCGGACCAACGGTGGTTGACCAGCATCGCGGGGCGGGCGTGCGCCGCGCCGCGTCCCACACCCTACTCGACCGTCGCCCGCGCGGCCGCCTGTTCCTGCTTCGTCTGCCAGCAGCGCGTCCCGGCCGGCACGACGCTGACGTGCCGAACGCCCTCGATCACCGCACCACCCTCCCCGATCTGCAGGTCGAGCAGCTTCGGCCCCGGCACGTCACCGTCGCTCATGACGGCGACGACCGTTGCCTCGGTCTCCGCGTCCAGTGGATCCTCGCCGACGCTGGCCAGAATCACCACCTGTCCCTGCTTCATGGCCTCTCCCTTCCGGTCCTTGGTTACGCCGCACTCGTCGAGAAGGCGGCCGTGATGGCATCGTATCCCGTCGCCGCCACCCGCGCGCGGGCGACGAACGGCACTGTCTCGATCAACGCGCCGTCGTTGCCATACGGCGCATCCGTGCCCGTGAGCTTGAGGCGCGGCAAGAATAGCGCGATCGTGTCCTTGGGCACGGTGGCATCGGGCTCCTCAAGCAGGATGTGGAGCTCGACGTTGTCCGTCTCCGCGAGGAAGGTCGCGAGGTTACTCGCGGTCAGCGCCGTCCGCACGGCCGAGAACTGACCGCTGACCATCATCGCCCCCTCGTAGACGTTGGGCGTCAGGAGCGAGCCGATCACCGCCTGCCCCTGGGCACCGAGGTCGAAGGTGAGGTCGAGGCTCGTGAGCACGGCCTGCTCTGCGCCGTTGAATCGGATCGCTGCATCCACCGCAACGAGCGCGATCGTGGTGTACTCCGTCGGGCTGGTGAAGTTCGGGGCCGATGCGGTCCCGACGATCGTCATGTCCTGGCCCATGAACCCGAACTCGGCCATGACGGTGCCATCCGGGGCCATCGTGAGCCGCAGCGAGACGCAGCGGCAGCCGGTGAACCGCTCTGACTCGTCGAGGTCTTGGAAGTACTCCTCGATCGTGTACGAGCGCCGGGTCAGCGTCGCGGCGTTCTGCAGCTTGCGCAGCCGCGTGATCGTGCAGGCGGCGTCCGCTGCGCCGGCGGTGATCGTCACACCGCTGGGAGCGATGAACGTCAGCGTGCCCGCCACGACCGCCGTGACGCGGAGGTTGACGTCGTTGTCGCTCGCGGTCGAGTAGTTCGTCAGCCGGATGATGTCGCCGACCCGGAACGTCGCCGTGAAGTCCCCCGTGCCGACGCGGGTAATCGTCGTCGCGCTCGCCACCGTGAAGCTCGTCCAGGTGGCCCCGCCGTCCGACGTGACCGCCGTCGCCGCCGACCAGACGGCGCGGAACAGGGCCTCAAGGAAGGTGTCGAAGCTGTCCACCGAGAACGGCCCGACGTAGCTCCCGTCCACCGACTTCGAGCCGAGCCGCACCATCGACTGCTGGCCGTCTTTGCGGACTTCGGGGTCTTCGATCATTGCGCGGCGCAGCGTAAGCCCCTGCCCCGGCGCGATGCGGAAGGCTTCGGCCCCGCCGCCACTCACGGCGGTTCCGAAGACCGACTCCACCTTGTATGCGACGATGATGTTTTTCCCAGGCTGGCCACTCATGGTGCCCTCTCCTCAAAGTGTGTTCTGTGTCCGGATGCGAAAGGGGATCGTGACCGGCACGACCGCCCACCCCGGCCAATCCTGCCGGAGCTGCCCGCGAAACGGGCCGGTGTCGCCCCGGACCCGCAGCACATCACCGCTCGCCAGCGTCAGCGCCGTCTTCGGCGCGAAGTGACTGATCACCGCGTCACTGTACCGTGACACCCCGGCGAGCCCGACTTCCTTGAGCGCATAGATCGCGAGCGCGTACATCGGCTCGCAGACAAGCCAGCCGTTGACGCCCATCGTCTCCAAGTTCGGCGGCGGCCCCGGAAGGTACTGCTCGACCACGTAGGGTCGCGCGGCGTCAGGCTCAAAGCGCACGTTTTCCCACGCGCGCAGGCCCGGCAGGCCGACCGTAAGCGTGCGCCCGCCCGCCGCCGCCTCGACCACCGTCCCGCTGCAGATGATTGCCAGCGCAGTCACGTCCTTGATGACGTGGACGCCATTGTTCGCCGAGACTCCGAACCCGGTCGCGGTGAACTCCATACCACGCGCGAGGCCATCAGTCAGGAACGACCCAGTCGCGCGTATGTAGCCGGTCGCGGTCGCCTCGATCGAGATCGCCCCGGTCGTCGCGACGGAGAGCGTGAGCGCGCGGGCGCGCATGGCGAGCTGCCAATCGGTGTGCTTGATCATGCCGCCCGCCGCGCCTCCTCGACCGCCGCCCGCACGATGCGATCGAACCCCGCGACGGTGAGCTTCACCGAGTGGAACCCGCCGACCTGGGACCGCAGCGTCAGCCGCCCGTGTGGCCCGATGCCCTCCTCGATCGCCAAGGCGTACTCGACATTCGTGCTGATCACGGCGAGCCCGCTCCCCTCCCACGCGAGTTGCCACGACGCCCGCAGGTAGCCCGTGTCCACCGGCTGGCCGGGCGCGCCCGTGAGCATCGAGCCCAGGACGACCGAGTCGAGCGCGAGCTGCGCCGTCCGCACGAGTACATGGCGGCTCATGCGCTCGACGGTCACCCGAAAGAGGTCGATGTCGCGGCCCCAGCTCATCGCACAATCACCAGTTTCGCCATGATGGTCACCCCATCAGGCTGCAGAGGATCCACGTCGCGCACCGTCCAGGCTTTGCTCTCCCACGTCAGCTCGTCGCCGGCCTTGGGGGTGCCGCCGTAGGTCGTCGGCACGAACAGCAGCGTCGGCGCCTCCGTCTCGACGAGTTCGAGGCGGCGGTATGTGGCCGGGTTGCCGCGCACCCGGATGGCGGCCCCGGTGAGCATCGTCACGACCACGGGGGCGCCCTGGTCGGTGGCCGGGTCGTACGTCGGCGCGCGGCGCGTGAGGGTGATCATACGCCCGCATCGCCCACATCCCGCAGCGCCAAACGGTGGTCAGCACTATAGTCAGCGGCCTCGGCCCCGCTGACATCGCGCAGCGCCGCCGCGTGCTCAAGCGCGTACTTCCCGGTCACGATCACGGCCACCGGCGCGGTGAGCGTCGCGGTGAGCGTCGCGGCGAGCCCGGTCAAGATGTAGGTCCCAGCGGCGGCGCCAAGAATCCGCGCCGCGCGCAGCGTGACGGCGATGCCCGCCAGTGTGTACGCGCCTGCGTCGGCGGTCATCCTGCGGCCCTTTCGCAGATCGGCCGCGATCCCGGTGAATGTGTACGCACCGACCCCGGCAGTGAGTAGCCGCGTCACCGTCAGCCCCACCGCCTGGCCGTTCACGGCGTAACTGCCGGTCGCTGCGAGGAGCGCGCGCCCGTACTTAAGGGCCGCCGCTTGGCCGGTCAAGGCATAGGCGCCGACGCCCGCCGCGACAACGCGCCCGACGAGAAGGTTCGCGGCCCGACCCGTCAGCGCGAACGCGCCCGGTTCCGCCGCGAGCACGTAGACGCCGACCGCGACGGACCGTTTGCGGGTCGGCTGGACCGGGAAGGACCGACCGAGACGCGCCATCTATCTACCAGCGACTAGCGCGAAAGACGGCGGCGGGATGAATCTCACGCTGAGGAAGTACCCCCGCTGCCACCTTGAAGCTCCGCGGGATGTGCTTGGTCGCGCCGCCCTCGCTCGTCCAGTGCCGATTGCCGTTGACTAAGGCGGTCGAGCTGCGCGCGCCGCGCCAGCGCAGACGCACGTCGCCGCTGGACTGCGTGGCAATCAGTAGGGGGCCGCCCCCGCTACCAAACGCGCTGGAGAGGCTATACAGCAGCCGCCACCCCATATGACACGTCGGGCCGGGCCCCAAGCCGAGGGCGGGGTCCAGGGTGGGCGAGAACATCAGCCGGCCGCCGTGCGCACAAAGCCGCGCAGCGTCCCGCTGCTCGTGCTATTGGTCTGGACGAACATCGTCAGGCACCCGACCACGAACGACCCGTCGGCGACGAGTTCGCGGAACCCGTCAACCTGCGTCGTACTGTCGCGCTCGACGTACAGGTTCGCGGCGATGCCCGGCACATAGGACAGCGGGTAGACGAGGTTGAGGGCAGCCACTCCGGCGGAGTGGGCCGCGCTGAAGGCGAACGTCTCGACGGAGCGCACGCCGTAGTCGCCGCTCGCGAGCGGCACCCAGGGCACCGCATCGCCACTGGTGGGAAAGACCCGGTGCAGGATTGCTGAGGCGACGGATGTGATTGTCCCCGAAGCCGCCCCGATGTTGCCGTCCTGGTCCGTGTAGCTCGTCAGCGTGGACGTGCCGGTCCCGGTGCCGAGGGCGGTGGTAATATGGAGGCTGGCCATCACCCCCGCACCCAACGTGTTTTCGTACTGCCGCGTCTGGGCCACTGAGTTGACGGTCTGGCTCGTGGTAATGCTGCACGAGATGTTGCCGCACCCCACCAGCAGGTCCACGAGGACGCCCCAGTCGATGGCGGAGCTGGAGCCGAAGCCGAACGTGAGCAGGTACTTCTTGTCCGGGTTCGTCGGGTTCCACAGGCTGTTCAGGGCGCCGGTCGAGGCGCGGGTGTGGACCGCACCGCCGGGAATGTTCGTGTAGGTGCCGGCCACGGGCAGGCCTGCGAGCCCGAACACCGTGGAGAACGCCTGCGCGACGGTGGTCGCCGAGACCTTGGCGAACACCAGGTCGTTCGCCTTCCCGCCGCCGCGCGCCGTGATGATGCCGTCGTAGGTGGTGATGGCCGCGGCGAGCGACTTCGCCGCCAAGACGGCGGGCGAGACATGCAGCATCTCGAACACCGCCAGATCGGGGTCCGCGAGCGAGCGCAGGACGCCGCGGTAGTCGTAGAGCGGCAGCGGCATCCCCTCGTTGAGCTTCATCCACGCCTGGAGCTTGTCGCGCGTGCGCCACACGGGGCTCCGCTCGAACACCCCGGGAATCGGTCGTGTGATGCCGAGCCGGTGCAGATCGGCGGCCAGCGCGAACCCGCGGCCCGGCAGGACGTGGCCGAGGCAGGCGCCGTTCTCCGGGTGCAGCACCGGCACAGTGCCCTTGCACCCGTCCCACACGGGCGGGGAGGCGAGGCCGATGCGCGCCGCGTGCGCGAACACGCCGGCTAGCACATTAGGATCGAATCGGCTCATCGTTCCGCTACCTCGCGAAGGGCGTCGGCCTCACAACGCCGCGAACACTCTTCCATGTAGCACGCCGTGCTGCAACAGCCGTATATCTGCGCGGTATGCGGCATCGTCTGGAAGAGGCATTCACAGACCGGACACGAGCTTTCTCGTGACTTACCCCACCACTCACGCGGCTCCATCAAACCTCCGTCCAGTATGGGGCCCCGACCGTGGACACATGCGGAACCGTGAGAACGATCGTGAGCGTGGCGACTGCGCCCGCCACGTTTGGCCACACCAAGTCTATCGGCGCCCCTTCGCCCGCTGTGGTACGCGCGAACGCCAAGTGTTCGACGTTAGCGCCGTCCACATAGCGCACCGGGTCCCCGCACGCGATGGCCCTCATGCCTCAAACACTACTCCTCGTGCGTGAAGCCGCAGATGGCGTTCACGACGGCCGGCGCCGTCGCCTTGATGGCGATGAGGCCGCTCAACGCAACGACCGGCTCGTCACCAAGCGGGAACAGGACGTGCTTGCCGAGGGTCGGCGGCACCTCGTGGCGGTAGAGCACGTCGCCGTCCGTACCCTCGGCCGTCGCGTTGTGCTTCGCGGTTGCAATCGCGGCCCCATCGGCGGGGTCTTTCTTTATGGGCGATGGCGGCGAGGCGGCGCCGGTGATGGTCCCCGTCTTCCGTAGCACCTCCACGACGACGGGCTCAGCGGTGACGCTGGTGCCGTCGAAGTCGATCCACCACTCCTTGATCTTCATCTGATTCGCTGCTCCCGCCGTGAGTTCGAGCAACGTCTTGGCGGTCGCCGCGACGAGCGCGATCTCGGCGGTCTTCGTCGTATACTGCGCGCTCATTGTTATTCCTCCGGCCCTGTTGGGCCGAACTCGCCGATCTCGGCCTTCATGTGCAGCTCGCGCGACATCGCGGCCGACGTCGCCGTCTCCAGTGTCCGCACCATCGCTTCGAGGTCGGTACGGCGCGGCTGCTCGATCGCCTTGAGCGCCTGGTTCACCTCGCGCAGCTTCGATTCGAGTGGGGCGATCATTTCCTGCAGCTTGGCGCGCAGCATATGGAGTGGCGCGGCCTGTGCGACCAGCTCGACCAGCTCCTCGCGTGCCTGGGCGAGGACCTCCTTGAGGTCTGCCATGTCCCCTCCGTTTACGCGATCGTGAGAACGCCGTTCGCGGCGTCCATGTCGACGGTGAAGGTCTCGCCCGTCGCGAGCGTGACCCCCGACCCGTAATCCCACCACCCGACCAGCGGGTCGGCGGGCGACGTCGGGGTGTCGTTGTAGAGCACGGCGTAGCGGAACGTCGCCATCGACCCGCCCGACGCGGTGAAGACCACATCGGCCAGAACGAGCTTGTACGTGCCGCCCGTCTGTGCGCTGCTGGTGATCGCGGCCGCTGTACCGCCAGCGGTGTAGCCGTTGCCCGCCGCGATCTCGGTCAGGTCGGCAAAGACGCTGTTGGTCGCGATCGGCGCGACGTTGGTGAGCATCACCTTGAGGGTATCGGCGCCGAGGTTGTGCACCTTCTCGGCGACGTGCTCGACGAACGCCTGGAACTTGTTGTATGCGGCCATCAGGTCGTCCTCCCGACGAGTCCAGCGTCCGCAAGGCGGCGCATTGCCTCAACGAACGCGCCAGGCGAGTGCTGCCGGAGCGCGCGCAGCGCGACATAGACGAGTGCGCCGCCGAGCCCGTCGTTCGATGGGCAGACGACCGTCGCGGTCGCGTCCAGCTCGCCGACCTTCCCGGCGCTTGGCGCCGAGACGTAGAGCCCGACGACGTGGCGCGAGTGGAATCGGCTGTGGTCGAGCTTCCCGAGCGCCACCAAGCGTTCCCGCACGCGCTCGACTTCGATCGCGTATGCGTCCATGCCAGGCTCAACGATGAGCCCGACGCCCACTACTTGCCCCTCGGCGGGGCGGGGCGAATCGGCAGGACGTGCCCGCCATTCTTGACCAGAATCGTCTTCGTCGGCTTGCTCATGTCCGCACCACCGGCAGCCCGCCCATGTGCGCCGGGTCGAGCAGCGGTTCGAGGAGATTGATCACGCGCGGGAAGCGGCCGAGCCCCTGCGCGCGCTGGCCCGCGTCGAAGTACTCTGTTTCGAGGACGTCGATCTGCTTGCGGCGCACGTCGAGCGTCGTGTCATGCGCCGCCAGGTCGGTCGTCCCGGCCTTGAGGAACTCGAAGGCCAGCTCGATCTGCGCGTCCTTGACCCGGCGCGGGATGACCGTTGTCTCGTAGTACGGATAGCCAACTATCGTTGGCGTCCCCAACGCGAGCGGGGAGTCGGGGTCGATGCAGAACGCGCGCGGCCACACCAGTACTTGCACGGCATTGACGCGTGTCCCGTTGAACCACAGAATGTTGAGCTCGCGGCCCGCCTCGATGAGCGCGGTCTTCTCGGTGTCGGTGCACACCGCCCCCGCCAGTGTCGTCCACGTCGCCGGTCGGTTGAGCCGCGACTCCGCGCGGGTGATCGCCTCGGCTTCGGTGACAAAGCTGTTGGCGTTCGCCGCGCCGACCGTGGCAACGATCGTGATCGCCACGCGCTACTTCTTCGCTTTCCGACTACCCGTGAGGATCGTCACCGGCCGCGCCGGTGCGGCATCGGTGCTCCGCGTGACGATGAGCGGCATACCGGGATCGCCGGGCAGGAGCGGCGCCGGGTCGGGAGTGGGATCAGCGAGCGGCGGTTGCGCCGGGTCGTGCGCCTGGTAGGCCCCGCTGGCGATCATGTCGCGCGCGTCCACCGGCCAGCGTTCCAGCCGCTCGCCGGTGGCGCACGCATAGAGCACGACCTTCCCGGACGGCATGCGCGTCGGGAACATCGGGCTACGCCTTCTTGACCATGTGCGCGACGTAGTTGATGCCCGTCGCGATCGTGCCCGTCACGTCCGTGTAGAGCCGCATGTAGCGGTAGAGCGTGCCGTTGATCTCGTTGCAGAACGGCAGCTCGTAGCGCCCGACCGCCGGGCTGTCCGCGCTCTCCCCGATCAGCGTCGTGGAGTCACCGAGGATCTGCTGCGGCCCGCCCACGACACCCGAGGCGAACGTCGCGGAGGCCGAGAACTGCGTCTTGATCTTGTAGTTCTCGTCGCCCGTGGCCACCTCGACCGCCGTCGTGTCGAGGACGACCCGCGCGTCGACCCGGCCGAGCCCGAGGTCGATGATCTTGTCCGCGCCCCCGACCTGGGCAGCCGCGTCGGCCGCGACGAGGCCCGCGTCCTTGAGCCGCATGTCGAGATCGAAGGTCTCATCCTTCTGCTGACGTGCCATCGTATCGCTCCCCTGGTTCGACGTTCCAACGCCGTTAGGCGATCGCGCCCTTGATCACGGCGAAGTTGATCACGAGCGCGGCATTCAGTGCCGCCGACGCGTGAACGTTGGTGATCACGATCTTGAAGCTGCCCGCCGCGACGCCCTTCACCGCCACGATCGGCGTGCCCGCGCCGGCGTAGGTCGTGCTGACCGCGATCACGTCGATCGCCGCGACCTTGCTGTTGGTGACGGTGAACTCCTCCTCCGCCGCCGCCACCGTCGTAAGCGCGACCGTCGTGATCTGGCCAGTCGGCTTGTTGAGGGTGACGCCGGTCGTGGCGTCGGTGATCTGCGTGACGGCACCGCCGGCGCCGGTCGCGTATCCGGAGGGCACGTCAGCTGAGGAAGACCGCAGAACGCCGCTCTCGACGTCGACCGTGATCTCGCCATCCTTGGCGCGACCGCTCCCGGTGTCCTCGCGGGTCGGAATGGTGCGCGTCGCCATCTTAGACCACCACTGCCGCGTTGCTGATGCCCCGCAGCCGCGCCGCCGCGCGGCCGTGCTCGATGCACAGCCCCGCAAACCACTCGACGCGGGTCCGGTAGAGCGGGCTCGACTGCAGCTCGCCCAGGTCGCGCACGTCCATCCCGCCGTTCGCCTCGATGCCCGTCACCAGCCCGTCCCCGAAGGCAAGGGCGTAGATCGACGTCGCGGTCGCGGTCGCGCCAGTGCTGGCGAGTTCGTCGAACGCCAGCGGCTCGGTGCCGCCGTTGTCGGAGTACGGGACGAGGATCGGCACGTCGTTGTAGACCGTCACGCGCCGCCCGAACGCGTCCTTCTCGTAGGTGACGTAGCCGCCGACCGTGGTCGTCCGCGCGGCCGTGGTGATCCGCCGGCGCAGCGCCTTCGACATGACCAGCGCGCTCGCGTTGGGCACCGCGTCCAGCAGTTCGTCGAGCTTCGCGAGCGAGAGCGGGTCGCCGCCATCCGTGGTGCCGTTCTCGATGCGCTGCGCGCCGACGATCCGGTTCTGCAGCCCGTCGAACTCGCGCGGCTGTGTGGTGGAGTCGCCCTTGATGATCACGCGCGTCAGCTCGGCGGCGAGCGCCTTGACCTTCATCGACTCGTGCGTCGCCCGCGCCTGCGGTCCCTGCGTGGCGACGATAAACGTGTCGACGTCGAGCTCGCCACCGCAGATCCGCAGAGCCTCGACGAGCTGGTTGATGATGCCGGTCGAGGGCGTGTACGACTCGTTCACGCCCCGGAATGCGACGCCGGGCAGCGTGCCCTCGCGGTTGTACTGGTAGGCGTTGCCCTGGATTGGCTTGAAGGGCAGCGCCATGAGCAGGTCGCTCGCCCGCGCGAACATCGCGATGACCGCCGCGCGGATTGTCTTGCCTTCGTTCGCCGCGAGCTTGGCGGCCTCGATGAGCGTGAGTGCCATGAGAACAGGGTCCTCGGGTCAGAGTGCCCCCGTCCTCGCGACGGGGTCGCTGTGTGTGGCGCTGTTGAGTGCGACGGGGTGCGACAGCGGTGCGGTGCAACGGTCAGCGGGTACGACGGTCCAGCGGTGCGACGCGGCGGGATGGTGAGCCAACCACCTCCCGCCGCGTCCATCCTACATCGGGTCAGGCTTTCGCGCCAGAGGCCCGCGCCTGGCTGAGCGCCTGTTCGGGGTTCGCCACGACGGCGTCGGCCGCGCTGCTCGCCCCCGGCTTCGGCGTCATGATCCCCGCCGCGCCACCCCCGCCGGCCTGCGTCCCCTGCGTCCACGCGGGTTGCAACTTGGCGTGCGCCTCGGCGTGCGCCTTCGGGTCCACGCCCGGCCGCCCCCGGACCATGACCGCGCCCTTGTCGCTCAACTCGTACTCGTCGCCGTACAGCTTCCAGTAGTCGTCCTGGTGCTTGCCGAGGAAGCCGGCATCCACCGCGATCTTCTTGACCACGTCAGTCAACTTGAGCTTCTGGTTCTCGGCGCGGACCGCCTCGGCGTCGGCGATGCGCGGGGCGAAGTCCTTCTCGACCTCCGCGCGCACGTCCTCGCGCAACTTCTTGAGTTGCTCATCGGTGAGGCCCGCCGCCGCCGCCTTGCGCTCATTCTCCAGCTTGGTCAGCGCCTCGGTCGCCTTGTTGGTCGCCTTCTCGGCCGCCTTGAGCTGCGTCTGCACGAGCTCGACGCGCGCGGTCAGATCAGCCACAACCGGGTCGGGCTTGGGGTGCCACTTGCCGTCCTTCTCCTCGTACTCGTTCTCGAACCCCTTCGGGATGTCGTCCTTCTTGTCGTAGATCGGGCGGGCCACGTTCAACCTCCTGCGTGAGAGTGCGTGCTCCTCGTTACGCGGCGATACTGAACTGCTCCACACACCGGCAATTATACTCGTCATCGCCGGGGACCATCTGGCCGTTGCTGTACGGCTCGTCCATCGGCACCGTCTCGCCTTCCATCGCAACGTGTTCGGGTCGCTCACGATCATCGAGGACGCCCCGCCACGTACGTTGCAACTGCATCCCGTCGAGGACGCCCGCGTCAGCCGCGTTCTCCCATGCGAGCCGGTTGCCCTCCTTCATCGTGTCGAGCGCGGCGGTGCGCGCGGTCGTCTCGGCGTTGAAGGCGATCATCCGCCGCCGGTAGGCGTCGGTCATCGTCCGCACTTGGGCGGTCGTCAACGGCTCCCCCGCCCGCAGCGTCCCGTCGTACCTTCGATCGCGCAGTTCGTAGGCGAAGGGGCTCGCTGCCCCTTCCTGGCGTTCGATCGCGCGGCGAAAGTTGCGGACGGCCTCGGCTTGGTTCGGCGCGAGGGGCAAGACCGCGCGCAGCTCGACCGCCATCGTGCGCGGGCCGACCCCGGCCTCGATGCCCGCCGCGATGTGCTCTCGCACCGTCTCGCGGACCTGGCGACTGAGGCCCGCCATAACCCGCGTATCGAGCCGGCGTAGCGCCTCCGTCACCTGCGGCGCGAGCGTGTCGAAGGTGGCGGCGACCGTGCGCGCCCGGAGCGGGACGTCGCGCGCGTGGTAGCGGGTCGCGTCGCGCAGCCCCTCGCGCAGCGTCATGCGGAGCGGCTGGAACGCCTCGGCCAGCACCGCGTCGTTGAGCGCCTGGCTGACGAGGTAGTCGATCCGCCCCTGCGCGATCAGCCGTTCGAGCCCCGCCGCGTCAAGGCGGTCGGCCAGCGCGCGAAACCCCGCCATCAGGGGGCCGCGCACTTCCGGTGCGAACTCGGCCGCGCGCCGCTGGACCCGGAGCCAGAACCGCCGCGAGGCCGCGCTCACTTCTTCCCTTTGCGACGCCTGGACCGACCCTTCATGACCACGCGGCCAGCCAGCCCGGCTCCTGCCGCCGCACGTTGGGCCTTCTTCTCATCGTCCCTAGACGTACCTCCACACTTGGGCCGATCCGCGGTCGGCCAGTACGTTCCCAGTACCACCCCAGGTGGCACCCTTTGCCGCTGGCGCGCCATCAACAGCTTCGCCTCGCGCTGGCGTGCCAGGGCGCGTTGGTGGGCCTCCTCGTACGCGACCGTTTCCGCCTCGGCCAGCACATCGAGCGCGCTCCGCCGCCTACTCTTCCTAGGAATATCTCCGATCGCCTCCCGCACGCGGGCGATGGCCACGAGCCACTTTCTCCTCTCGGCCTCGGCCCGTTGGGCGTTCTTTGCCTCATCCCTACAAATCGCTTCGCCCGCCGCCATCCGCTTTCTGCGCTTGGGGCTCCATCTGTCGTAAATCGCAATGGAGGCTTGGAGCCGATCGGCCTCCTCGGCCCATGCCGATGCCGATTCCTCGCGCACTGGCCAGCCCTGCGCGAGAATATGCCGGCCGATTGTGCGGGGATCACCCTCTGTGTCACGCAGCGCAAAGCCGCGAACGAGCCGATAGCCTACTCGGCTCTCGTGCTGCACGTCTCCTCGCCCCGCGCGCCCTTCGTGCCGACGTTGGTCGTCCCGTTGATTGAGTGCATCAAGTATCCAGTATCGGGCGGCCCCCTCGCGGTCGTGCTTCTCCAATACCGTGAGGCACAGGAGCGCGGCTATCTCTTGGAGGTCGTTCATGATTTGCAGGGCCTTGCGAATCTTGCGCCGCAATGATGGCGATGCGTCTTTGAGTGCGGGGAGCGCCGTCACTCGTCGCCGCGGTCGCGCAGGTCACATACGACGTTGTAAATCTCGTTGAGCTTCCAGAGGAGCAGCGCCTCACCGAACGTCAGGCCGTGCTCCGCGATGAGCGGGTAGAAGCCATCCTTGAACTCGCCGAGGAACTTCACCCACGACTGCCGCGTCTCCGCATCAGCCATCGGCTCCCGCGTCGGCCACTCAGCCATGAAGCCGCGCGACCAGGGCGTCGAGCCACGCCGACAGCCGCCCGAGCCACGGCCACCGCGCAACCGCCGCTTGGAACCAGCGCCACCACGGCGAGACGTACAGCGGGTCGCGACGCTGGCGGTGATGCTGCACCGCGTCGTCCCACAGCCACCACTCGCCGACCGCCACGATCGTCCAGCCGGTCACGGCCGCGATCGGCACGCCCCCGATCGCCCACGGGATGCGCGTGAGGGCGAGACCGACCAGCACCGTCAGCAGGCCGAGGTAGCCGTGATGCCACTCCCCGAACCGATGGAGCCGCGCGAGCGCCAGCGCCAGGTACGCCGTGCCAAGCGCCGTCACGAGAACCGCGAGGATGGTCATCATGCCGCCTCCATGCGCGGCCCGCCCGTCCCCGCCCCGAGCGCCGCCGCGCGATCGGCTGCTTCCTGACGCTTCGCCGCCTCGTCGGCCATCCACTCCAGTTCGAGCTCCTCAAGATCGGCGTCGTCGGGGATCCGCCCGCCGGTCTGCAGCGCCTTGAGCACGACCGACTTCGGGAACCCCGCCTCGACCAGCTTGGCGTAGGCGTTCATGACGTTGGAATCGAGCGCCGTGCTGTCGAAGTCGCGATTGATCTGCACAACGGGGCACGCCGCCGGTTCGATCCCGAGATACCAGCCCGTGATGATGACCGCTTCATTGACTGCATCTTCGATCCCCTGTGCCGCCGTCGCGAGCGTGCTGTTTTCCGCCGTGGCGTCGAGCCGCTTCGCTTCGGCCGTCTCGGCCGCGCGGGTCTGCGGCAACAGGAACGACAGCGCCGTCGAGGCGATGCGGAACAACTTCTCGTCGAGCCCCTTGCGGAGCTGCTCAAGCGCCGTACCCGAGAGCTCCACGATCTCGTAGTCGCCGTCGGCGCTGACTTGGACGCCCGTGCCGGGACCGATCTTCAATGCCGCCGGCTTCCCCGTCGCGGGGTCGATGGCAAGCTCGCCCTTCACCACGGGCTGCGGGAAGCAAATCCAGTCCTCGTAGAAGCTGAGATTGGTCGCCTTCTGCCAGTACGCGAGGCTCGCGTAGGCGACCCCGAGCAGTGGCGGGCGCGCGGTGAACGCGGCGTCGGTGCGGCCGGTATACGCGACCGCGAACGGAAGGGTGTCACGCGTCTGCCCTTGCTTGTTCGTGTAGATGCCCGAGCCGATCACGACGTAGACCTCGCCCAGCCCCCGCGCCTGGCGCTCGTACAGCGTCCATGTCGCGACGTAGGTACCGCCCGACGGCACCAGCCGCAGCACGCGGAAACGGTGCCGCGTCGCCGTCCCGAAGACCTGGTCGTCCACCTCGGCGCATTCGTAGAGCACGATCTGACTCGGGACGTTGCGGTTGCCGATCGTGTCCTCGCGCCACGAGTACAGCATACAGCGCGGGTAGATCGCCCACGTCGGCCGCAGGCTCATCGTCTGCTGATCGAGGCCGGTGGCCCCGGCCACGGGCGGCGGATGATCGACGAGAAGGATCGCGTACCCATCAGCCAGCGCGCGATCGGCGAATCGCTTGATAAAGACCGGCGCGGCCGTGCCTCGACTGTCGATGTTGGCCCACGGATCGGCGAAGGCCGTCTCGGCCTGGTTCCATGTGACGGTCGGGGGCTTCGCGAACAGCATCCCGATCGCCGCCGACAGCACGCGTTCGAGCGCGGCGTACACCGTCTCGATGCGGGCGCGCACCTCCCAGAGTTCGGCGCTTTCGTCCTTCCACTTGCGGATGTACTCGCGCGCGTGCGCCCACATCGTGCGCGTGCCCGCAACTAGGCGCGCGATCAACTGCAGATCGTCCGCCGCCGCTATGACTTCGGGCCGGGTCCAATTCGGCTTCGCCGGGTCGGTCGTCTGGTGCAACGAGGTGTCGGTCGCGTCGGGTGTATCGGGATAGCTCATGACGGCACCTCGGGCACACGGCGAAGGACGAGACGGCAGGCGAGCGTGAACAGGAACGGCGGGCACCACCACGGCCGGGGCCGCACAATCTGGCCGAGTTCGCGGGTAATCGTCTTGCGGAGCAGTCGATTCGAGAGGGTCACGCTACGCGCGGTAGCTCAAGGACGCCACGGTCGGGCGCGGCAGGTCGAGCTTGGCGTCGGCCCCGGCGGCGGCGTCGATCTGATCGTCATGACCGCCCTCGTGGCCGGTGAAGTCGGCCGCTTCGAGGCGGAACGCGTCGCGCCAGGTGCCGGAGCATAGCACCACGTTACCAGCTTCCGCCTTGGAGGCAAGTGGTTCGGCCCGATGGAGCTTGGAGCCGGTCGGGTGCTCGGTGTGCACGACCAAGCCGACGCGCTGCACGCGGCGCACGAGATTGGCCGTCCGTTCCTTGCCCTGAATCCCCGCCTCGGTTTCGATCCACCAGACCACGCGCGCCCCATAAGTGTGCTTGTCCGCGCGCGCCACTTCTTCGACCCGCGCATCGCGCGCCGCCACGGTCTTGCGGAACCGCTCGACGTCCACGATCGCAGTACGCCCATCGAACATCCGACACAGCAGCGCGCCCGCCGTTGCATCGCCGGTTGGGCTCTCGGACTGGTCGCTGCCCGCCAAGTCCCAGTACCGCACGAGCGGCCCCTGCGTTGGCACGGCGTCGAGCAGCTGCCACCAATCCCACTTGAACATGCCGCCTTCGCGAGGGCGCGGCCGTCCCTGAATGAGCGACGCGAACCCGTACTCGCCAAGCTCGACCCGCTTCTCGTCGAGCCACGCCGCCCCCCGCAGCTCCGGCCACAGCGGTTCGTGCACCGCGCGGCCGAGCGCGTCGGCTTCGCCCTTCGCCGGGTCGTGGTCGGCGCGGCCAGGGAGGTGCAGAATCTCCCACCGACCCGCCTGGCGATCGCGCAACCGCCCGGCCGGGTCATCGGTATGCCACCGTGAGAGCTGCATCAGGACGGCCGTGTGCGGTTCGGCCCGCGCGAGCAAGTCGTTGCTAATCCAGTCCCAAGTCTTGTCCCGCGTCGCTTGGCTCTCCGCATCCTCCCGCGAGCCAATTGGGTCGTCAATGATGACCACGTCAGCATCGAGTGACGCCGCGCCTGTTCCGGCCCCGAGCGCGCGAACACCGCCCCCGGCGACCGTTTCCCACTCGCGAGCCGCGTCGCGTTCGTCGGATAGCGCCACCCCGCGCGCACGCACCAGCTTGCGGATCGCGCGTGAGAACTTGTCGGCCATCACTTGGTTGTACGAGCATACGAGGATCCGCGTCGACGGCCGCCGCTCGATTCGGTAGGCGGCGTAGCCGATCGTATTGTGTTGTGTCTTGCCGTGACGAATGGGAATCTCGATCAGCGCACGGAGCATCACGCCGGCCGTCATGCGGTCGAGGACATCCTGCATAGCGACGAAGTGCTGGTAATTCCACCGCACGGCGAGGACGTCGGGGGCCTCGTCGGTTTCGTCGCCCCGGTGGAGCGTGGGGCGCGCCTCGGCAAGCCAGGTGCCATAGTGGTCAGTGGTGACCGCCGGAGCGCGGCGGGCGCGCGCCCGACGACGCCGTTCCTCCTCGATCCCAACTTGTAGCTGCGCGAGGCTCGGCATTACTTCGGGGCTCCGCCGCCTACGCGCGGATCAGCCATTCCTCACCGACTTCCTCCGTCCCCCGCCGGGGCGGGCCACCCCCGCACGCCCGGATCAGCCTCGCTCCCGTCATCGGGTTTGAAGTGCGTCGGGCGCGCAGGCCAGGTATCGCCATCATGAATCCAGAACCCGATATCCCCGTCGCGGCGACCGCGATGAATGCCCGTCGAACCGGGCTCGATCAACAACAGCGGTGACCCATCAGCCGGTGCGTACATCGCCTCCCGCCACCCCAGTTCCTTCAGCCGCTCGTAGCAGTCGAAGGCGAGGCGAAGGGCAGTCGCCTCGTCGGGGATGCGCGTCGCCCGCTCCGCCTTATATGCCCGAGCACCCTCGATCATCGTCCGCGCCTCCTCGGCTGTGATCGTGACGTGCTGACACCCGCCGGGACCACGCGCGATCCCGTGAACCAGCTCCCCGTCGCCGCGCTGGTCAGCCATCACGGGCTCCCGCCGCAGTGCCAGCGCGGTCGCAGAGCATGGGGCCGATCCGCTGTTCCGCTAGCGCCAGATACGCCGGATTGAGGTCCACGTAGATCGCGTCTCGGCCGTGCCCCGTGGCCACCTGCGCGACCGTGCCCGAGCCACCGAACGGATCCAACACCACGTCGCCAGCTTCCGAGCCCGCGAGAATGCAGATTTCCGCAAGCAGGCTCGGCATCACGGCGAAGTGCGCCTCCCGGTACTGCGCGGGGGAGATCCACCACACGCTGCTGAGATTGGCTCCCGCCGCGACCTGCTCCATCGCGTCCCATCGTCCGTTGAACCCGTCGTGCCGGCGAGAGTGTCCGCGCTGCTTCTCGCGTCGCACGGCCTTCATCGGCCCGTTGCTCTTGCGCCCGCCGTGCGCGCGCACGCTCCCGAGTTGGCCTTCGACGTGCTGCGCCAATCGCGTGTCGCTGCTCGGCGCGGCTGGCGTCCGGGCGGCCTCCGCGGCGTAGAAGTAGTTGTTGCTCTTGCTGAGGTGGAACACGTACTCATGCGAGATCGTCGAGCGATCGGTGACAGACTCCGGCATCCGGTTCGGCTTCGCCCAGATGTTGCACTGCCGCAGATACCAGCCATCCGCGCGGAGTGCGAACGCAGTCATCCAGGGGACGCCGATGAGATCCTTGTCCTTGAAGGGAGACCGCCTCCTGCCGCGCATAACAAGGCTTCCCCTGTTTGTGCGCTGCTTGACGTGCGGACTGTTTCCCGGATTGCCGCCCTTTCCGGCGCCGCTCCAACCGTCGCCGAGGTTGAGCCACAGCGTGCCGTCGTCCCTGAGCACCCGCCGGACCTCCGCAAAGATCGCCACCAGCCGCGCCACGTACTCCTCGGGCGTGGCTTCCAGGCCGAGCTGGCCAGGCACACCATAGTCGCGCTGACGCCAGTAGGGCGGCGAGGTCACGCATATCCGACATGACCCACCTGACAAGCGCCGCAGAACTTCAAGGGCATCACCACAATACAGTGTTGCGTGCATCACGCGATCACTTCTCCTCCTCCGGCCCCGCGAGCCGGGCCACGATGGCCCACGCTTGAGTCGCTCTGGTCTCCTGCGCGCTTACGACTCCGTCGAGTACCGCTCCATGCGCCGCGTCGTCCTCGCCTTGCAACACCCGCCACCGTTCGACCTCGGCGTGCTCGATATCGAACAGGCGCATGACTTGGCGGTGAGTCTCGTCGTGAGCCCACGAACTGCCGTAGACCAACTCGGTCAGCGCCGCTCGAACGCGGCGCGACGGTCCCCCGTATCGCCGCGCTGGTCAGCCATCATGGGCTCCCGCCGGGCCGCCAGCCCCCGCCCGCAGGAGCGCCGCAATGCGTGCGACGCAATCCTCGCACTCCTTGAGCCATACGCCGCGCGCCTGAAGCGTCAACTCGCCCCAAGGTGGTTCCCCGGCCTTCGGATTCTTGCGGCGAGTGCGCTCCCATTCGTCCATCGCGAAGCGCAGAACGACGCCCCGCAAGTCGGCGGCGAGCGCGGGGGCCGCCACCCGACGGTTCCACCGCTCGGGGTGTGTGTCTTCTCCGCGTATCCAGCAGGAGCCGGTCGTGTCGCCACACGCCGCGTATTCCCCACGCTTGACGCCTGGCGACCCGCAGAATGGGCACGGCTTGCATTCCGGCGTCGGGTTCGCAGGTCCCAGCTCGCTAGTTGCCTTTCGGCACTCCTCCGTCGTGTGGTGCAACGACATCTATCCGTCCTCCTTGGGGGGCTCCGGCCCTGTGAGCCGGGCCTGCGGGTAGTGCCAGCGATTGACGGCATCCATGGCCAGCAAACGCGGTGCCTCCTCATTGGACCAGGGCCCGGTTGTCGCGTGCGATACCAAGCGAATGCTGCACCAGTATACCAAGGTGCGGGGCAACTTCCACGCGAGCCAACGCATCAGGCAATCTTTCACTTTCTCTCCTCCTTGCGGGGCTCCGGCCCCGCGATCTGAGGCCGTGTGTAGCTCCGCCGCACGATGGCCGCACATCGCTTGAGCACCTTGCTATGAGTGGCGGCATCGGCATCGGCGGCGGCGGCGGCGTGGGCGGCGGCGGCGGCGTAGGCGTAGGCGGCGGCGTAGGCGTAGGCGGCGGCGGCGGCGGCGTAGGCGGCGTCGGCGGCGGCGTAGGCGGCGTCGTAGGCGGCGTCGGCGGCGACTCGCACGTCCTGCAGCGTCACGTCCTTGCGCCACCTGGCCCACGCCTCGGCCGTCTCGATGGCCACGCGGGGCCGCTGTTCGCCCTTCGCTGCATACGGGAGCGCCAATCGCGCACAGGCACACGCCGCGAGCACCAGCTTCCGCCGCGCGGCGCTCTCCGGCAGACCCGCCTGCTTCCCGAGCAGCCACAGCATCCAATCGCCTCGCTCGCAGGCCCGCCACGCGGCGGCGAAGGACGGATACGCGCGTGCCCACTCGACGGCGTCGGGACAGGCGCGGAGCAGCTTCAGCTTCACAGTCCAGTGCATCACTGCCGCGTGACGTGGCTGGAGCGGGGCTTGCCGGCGGTCGTTCAGTTGAACCTCCGCGTTACGCCAACTTGGCGCTTGAATGCATTGAGCTCATCGTCACTCATTTCGTGCAGCGGCTTCGGGGGCATAATGTCGACCTTGTCCGTCTGCCCGAGGATCTGCTTCCCGAGCCAGATTTGCGCCGTGATATTGGGGGCCTGCTCCCGCCGCACGACCCGCCCCTTCACGTCGTACTCCGCCTTCACCCCAATCGCGGATTGAAACTGTGCCCGCCGTAACGACGCCTTGCCTTGTGACCGGCCTTTTTCTATGCGCTCCGCATGGTGCCGCGTAAGCGTGTCACTGCTAATCCCCAGGACGGCGGCGATCTCCTCGTGCGTGCAGTACATGGCCGCCAGGGCATCGAGCTGGCGCAGGTGTTCCTCGGTGAGGGCGACCGGCGCGAACTTCCCGGTTCCCTCGTCGCGGGGCCGCCCTTTGCCGTTCTTCCCGCCGCCCGTGCTCACGCCGCGCTCGGCTCCCGTGGGGTCAGGACCGCCGGGGCGTGGGCGAGGCAGCGCGCGCTCCACGTCGTGACGCCCCGCGCGCGCAGGTCATCGGGATCGAGTTCACACCCGCACCCCCACCGGAGGATCGGCTTGCCGTCGTGCAGGTGCCACTCGGCATCACCCCTTGGCGGCATCGTCTGGTCGCTGGTGCTCACGGGCGCTCCCCGCCCGCAGACGCCGTCGCGTCTGACCCCTGCGCTGCGTCAACGAACCGCGCGTCAGCCGGTGGCGGGAATGTCAGCTTCTCGCCCGTCACAGCCCCCTCCCTTCGGCCCGCGCGAGAGGGGCGACGTCCTCCCGCGCTGGTCAGTCATCGGCACCGAGCCCATGCAGGACGCTAGGGCTAAAGCGTCTATCTTTGTACAAGGTCGGCGTAACGTTGCCGAATCACATCGCACCAGCGCGGGTCGATCTCGATGGCGTAGCATCGGCGCTCCATCTGTTCCGCGCAGATGAGCTGGCTGCCCGAGCCCGCAAAGGGGTCGTAGGCAATCTCATTCGGCCGCAGATGGTTCGCGATTGGCCGCTCAAAGAGGGCGACCGGCTTCTGCGTCGGATGCAGCCGACCGCCGGGACCCTGCGCCTCGGCCTCAAGCTCCCATACACTCGTCTGCGATTTGCCGCCGAGCCAGCGCGGGGCTTGGCCCCGGACCCATCCATAGAACGCAGGCTCATGCTGCCAGTGATACTGGCCGGACCGCGTGAGCACCAGATGGCGCTTGCGCCAGATGATTTGTCGGTGGAGGAGAACGTCAGCAGCAGCAGCAGCAGCAGCAAAGAAACCCTGCGTAAGGTGGGCGTGCCAGAGATACCACGCCGCACGATCGAGGACGGGAAGCGCCGCACGGAAGGCTGCTTCAAGGAACCCCTGCAGCGCCGAACCGTCGAGGTCGTCTCCAATAAGGTCGCCGCCCCACCGCTCCTTCTGGTTCCTGAACCCCGGCCTGGGAATGCCGTTCTTCGTGGTGTTGTACGCTACCCCATACGGCGGGTCCGTACAGAATAGTCGCGCCTTCTCGGCACCAAAGAGCCGCGCCACCGCCGCAGCATCGCGCGCGTCGCCACAGAGCAGCCGATGCCGGCCGAGCAAGTATGTTTGTCCAATGCGCGAGCGGGCCTTTTTCGGCAGGGCCGGTGCCGCAACTTCCACGATGGTGGACGAAGCCTGGTGTCGGCGAATGCCATCCAGCAGCTCATCAAGGGCCTCAAGGTCATAGCCGGTCCCCTCAAGCCCACTCGCACCAGTCAGGGCACCGTCGGGCAGAACAAGGGCCTTGAGCAGTTCCGCGAGCACGGGCTCATCGTTCGCCGCTAGATCGCTCGTCCGATTGTCGGCGATCGCATAGCGGGCGGCCATGACATCGTCCATCTCAGAGACGACTGCCGCGAGGCGCCGCCAACCGAGGGCGAGCGCCGCCTGGAGCACATGGTTGCCAGCGACGACGGTCATGTTCGAACGTTGGACAACCACCGGCTTCTTCTGACCGAAGGCGCGCAAGGATTCACTCACCGCACCAATGTCGCCGCGCCGATAGTTGGCCTGCCACGGCTTTAGCCGAGCAATCGGAACCTCAAGAGACTTGAGGGCCGCGTCGATGTTGGTCGGATCCTCTCCCGCGCTCGGCGTGCGCTTCATGCGCCTTCTCGCGTCCAGTCCACAACGGCCTCCAGTCGTAGCCTCGCCTTGGCCATCAACTCGGCGACCGCTGATGGAAGGCCGCCGCCCGCAAGGGTCTCCGCTTGGTGGAGTTCGGCAATCGCCCTCTGAATCTCTGCGCGCACCATAACACCGGTGGTGGCGCTCATCCGCCACCGCCGATCGCCGCGATCAGTTTCAACTCGGTGAGCTTCGCCTTTGCCGCGTCGAGTCCGCCGACGACGTGACCCGCCCCACAGAGTTGGCACGCGGCCATGAACGTGAGCTGATCGTCCGACAGCTTCCCGTCGACCGCCTTCGTCTCGTGCCACCACGCCACCCGGACGCGGCGGTTGAAGACGTAGAGGTCGGGGATCCCCGGCGTCTGCATCGTCTCGCGCGGCTGACTGAGCGAGTAGACGAGGCACCCGAACTGCTCGTACAGTCGCACGACGTCGCGCTGGACCTGCGCTTCGGGAATCCGCACTCCCCCAAGGTGCGCCAGGGTCGCCCGCACCGCCAGCTTCGGCCGTCGCACCCGTCGCTCGATCTTCTCGACCAGCGTCGGGTACCGCGTCACGAGGTCATCGGCCAGCCACGCGCGGTATGTGTTGTTGATCTCCACGCGGTAGGTCGCGCGGACCGCTTCGACCAGCGCGTTGACGCTGAGCCGGGAGTGAAGCGCCGACTGTTGCAGGGCGAGCCGCTGAATCGCCTCCCAGGCGGTACGACCGTCCACGCTCGTGCGCCAGGCGAAGTATGCGGCGCGGGTGTTCGCGCTGCGCGGCGGCGGGATGCGGGCCGGGCCGGTCGGCGGTGAGGGGGCCTCAGTCCTCGTCATCGTCGTCCTCCTCGCGCGTGCGGCGCGGCGGCGGAATGGTGGCGGCGGGCGGCGCGGGGTCGGTCGCGCGGTGCTTCTCGGGGTCGTGATCCAGCG